ACACGACGACTGCCACCCGATCGGTTGAAGTAGAGCCAGATACGACAGCACCTGTGATTACCCTTAACGGTGCGAACCCCCTGGTGCTACAGCAATTTGACACCTTCACCGACCCTGGAGCAACCTCGGACGGCGGGGAGGTGGTATCTACCACTGGGACTGTCAACACATCAGTCGCAGCCACCTACACCCTGACCTACAGCGCCACTGACGGGACTGGGAACACGGGGACTGCCACCCGATCGGTGGAGGTTCAGCCAGATACGACAGCACCTGTGATTACCATTCTGGGAGACAACCCCCTGGTGCTACAGCAATTTGACACCTTCACCGACCCTGGAGCAACCTCGGACGGCGGGGAGGTGGTATCTACCAGCGGGACAGTGAATACCACCGTGGCTGCCACCTACACCCTGACCTACAGTGCCACTGATGCTGCGGGAAACACGGGGACTGCCACCCGATCGGTGGAGGTCCAGCCAGATACGACAGCACCCGTCATTACCCTTATTGGTGCGAACCCTCTGGTGCTTCAACAAAACGCCACCTTTACAGACCCAGGAGCGACGTCAGATGGAAGCGAGGTAGTATCTACAAGCGGAACTGTGAATACCGCCGTTGCAGCGACATACACACTTACATACAGTGCTACCGATGCTGCTGGAAACACAGGAACTACCACTCGTTCGGTTGTAGTTCAAGCCCCAACATTTCCTCCATCTGGATATACACAGTTTGCTCTAATGAAGCAAACCGCTTCCAACTGGTTTGGACTCGGATATGCGTCTTCGCTGAATAATAGCACTTGGCTGGATGGCACACACTCCTGGAGCGATGGGGCGGGAAGTTATCACAACACATTTTCTACGACAACGACACCAACTAAAATACTCATAGCAAAACCAGATGGGAGTTGGACTGTTGAGGTTGATTATGACGATTTAACAAGTGGGATAAATTCGTATTATCAGCAAGGTCCTAATGATAATCCAGCATTAGTTAGAAAATTTTTGGTCCCCATAACAACAAGTGGCTCTTATACGGACGCTTATGACCCAGCGACAAACACCGTCGCAGCCACGGGGGGAACGACGGTTAATATGAGTAGTTTCACTAAATTACAGGTTTTCACCGTTACGTCCGGGAATGAAAATAACAACTCCTGGACGGAAGCACCTATTATGTTTTTTAACACAGGGACTATAGATGCGAACGCTCCCCGTCCGATTTACATAGAAGACCAATCAACCAGTTCGGGGGTCTACACGCCGATTTCCGATATTGCGATGTATGTGAAATATTGAATCTGAAAATAATATTGACGAGTAATAATGGTTAAAATCGTCAGTATCACCAAAGCGATGCAAAAGGTAAAAAGTTAAAGGCAGTCTTTAGGGAGGCGGACGCACTTCGGTGCTAAGGGATATTCTGACTTCACCCAGCACGGCGAACTATCTTGCACGTCATAAGACACGAGAGAATTGGTCGTCTCCCACGACGGCAGGTTCGCTCTCAAGGTGGATTTTGTGGGGCAACAGCACGTCGCTGCGGGCTAATATTGCGGATTTCCGTAAGCGATTTCGTCTGTGAGGGCTTCCTGTATCATTTCCTCACGAGTGTAGCCATTTGCCTTCAGCCAACCAAATATGGCGTTTTCGGCGCAGAAAAGGCGGAAACTCTCGTAGAGGTCGGTGTGGCGCACGGCACGAGTTCTCTCCCAGCGCTGGGGGAATGCCTCAACTATCAGGTGCGCCAGCCACTTCTTCTCCATAGGCAAACACGCCTCCTTCATATCACGATACAACTTTGTTGCGGGTCTGTCCCGTATCCAATCCACCTGCGAGAGGTCTATACCCATAAGGTAGTCATAAACCCCTCGCTGGTTCGCCTTGTCCTTCACCCACTCGTTCCACATAGGGAAAAAGTCGGGGTCGTGCTTCAGATCCGGGCGTGCCTTGAACGCCGTCGTGCGCCTATCGCTTTCCTCCACTATCAGCGGGGTCTCGTTGTTGCTGAATGCGAGGAAACGCACGAATGATTTCACCTCAATCACCATAACACCCTTCTCCTCGTATTGTGTCGTCTCGTTGTCTATCAAATCCTTCAGGCACGAGGCGTTCGGCTTGATTTTGCTCCCTTCTGCCTCCTCCAAGACGCACAACATTTTGTTCTTCGTTGCCGTGGCGAAACGCCCAAACAGGTCTCGGTCAGGGTTAGAGGTGTTGTGGGTCATTTCCTTACCAATCAGGAGGCGCAGGAGGTTCTTCAGGCTTCCCTTGCCTATACCCTGTTGCCCTGTGATAAACACCATAACGCCATTCTTGCGATCGGGGTTCTGGAATATGTCTGCCAGCCACTTCACAAAGTAGTCGGTCTCCCCATCCGTCAGGGCTTCCACGAGGCGGTGGAATGGCGATATGTCCGTGGATGGCTCTACTTCCCCCAACTTACACACCTCAAAGCCACGCCAAGTGTTATAGGTGTCGTCCGTATGCCCTTGGTTCGGCAGGAAGTCCAACTTGCGGTATTGGCGCTTGTCTGGGTCTCTGCTCCAAATATCCACGAAGTTCATTTCCTTACCCGTCTTGGGGTTCTCGCAGTTCCATCGGTCGCCAAGCGGGTAGGTGCAACCAGTCAGAGGACTCGGTCTCCATCGGTGCCATCTCTGGGCGTGAGAGTCAGGGGTCTCGCTCGGTTGCCATCGGTGCCTTTGCAGGTCGTCTGGATCAGGGGAGCAACACCGCCGCCATCGGGTTTAACGCAGGGCGAACCAGCCAGTCGTCCAATGCCAGCGCTGTGGGTTATCAGGCAGGTCTGGTGTCTCAGGGAGACTCTGCGACCGCCATTGGTGCTAACGCAGCCCACATGTCCCAGCAGGCTAACGCAGTGGCAATCGGGTTCGAGGCGGGTAACGACACCCAGGGAGCCAATGCAGTGGCTATCGGGTACAGGGCTGGCGCCACCAGTCAGCACGAGAACACCGTGATAATCAACGCCACTGGCGCAGACCTCGACAGCGATCGGGCGAACGCACTGTTCATGGCTCCCATGAGGTTCCTGCCTCTGGAAACCACTAGCAATGTTGTGACATACAATCCCGCCACGGGTGAGGTGACCCAGAGCGAACTTATTTCCAACTCCTTCGACCTCCAGAATGTCTGCGACCGTGGGAACACCTACACGAACACAATGGTTGTGGGAAATCTGGTGGCACAGAACAACGTCGAGGCGATCCAGTTCCTGGGTAACGCCGCCCACCTCGTCAGCACCACCAACGTTCAGGATGGGAATTATGGGGATACTGACAATGTCGTGGCAATCACCATAACTGATGGGAGGATCACAGCCCTGACGAATGTTGCGAGCAACATTGAGGACCTCCAGAACACTTGTGAACAGGGGAACACCTACGACAGCACCATCACCGCGGGGAACCTGGTGGCTACTCACAACGTCGAGGCTGTTCAGTTCCTGGGTAACGCCGCCCACTTGGTGGTGCTCACCAACGTTCAGGATGGGAATTATGGGGACGACAAGAATGTTGTGGCAATTACGATCACCGATGGGAGGATCACAGCCCTGACGAACACGGCTGGGTATCTCCAGGATCTGCAGAACGTCGGGGAGCAGGGGAACGTCTACGACAGCACCATGACCGTCGGGAACCTAGTGGCTACTCACAACGTCGAGGCTGTTCAGTTCCTGGGTAACGCCTCCCACCTGGTGAGCACCACCAACGTTCAGGATGGGAACTACGGGGACGACAAGAATGTCGTGGCAATTATGATCACCGATGGGAGGATCACAGCCCTGACGAACACGGCTGGGTATCTCCAGGACCTTCAGAACGTTGGGGAGCAGGGGAACGTCTACGACAGCACCATCACCGTGGGGAACCTGGTGGCTACTCACAACGTTGAAGCCATCCAATTCCTGGGTAACGCCGCCCACTTGGTGAGCACCACCAATGTGGCTGATGGCTCTTATGGCGATCTGAACAACATGGTGGCAATCACCGTCCTGGACGGGAGGATCTCAGCCCTGACGAACACTCCTGGATACCTTCAGGATCTGCAGAACGTCTCGGAGCAGGGGAACGTCTATGACAGCACCATGACCGTGGGCAACCTGATGGCAACCCACAACGTGCAGGCTGTCCAGTTCCTGGGTAACGCCTCCCACCTGGTGAGCACCACCAACGTGGCGGATGGCTCTTACGGTGATCTGAACAACGTAGTGGCAGTCACAATCCTGGACGGGAGGATCACCACCCTGACGAACACTCATGGATACCTTCAGGATCTGCAGAATACCTCGGAGCAGGGGAACACCTACGACCCCGCAATCCAACTGACTTCCACGGGCAACAACTTGGTGCTCGGGGGGATGATTCACATGCTCCCGGTGGTCGTGGGAAGCGGGAAGTCCGCTTCGACCCAGGTCCCCGACAACGCCGTGTGTATCGGCAAGCGGTCGACGGACGTTGGGCAGGGAGCGTCGTCGGTGTCTATCGGCACGGATGCGGGTGAGACGGGTCTGGGAAATAAGGCGGTGGCTATCGGACAGGAGGCTGGCGAGGAAAACGCAGGCCTAGACAGTGTCAATATTGGGTACAGGGCTGCGAGGTTCGGTGGGGGTGCCAGGGCGGTCTCGGTCGGCGCAGAGGCTGGGCGGGGCGGGCGCCAGAACGACACCGTCGCAGTGGGCTACAGGGCAGGGATGGTGTCGCAGTTCAGCAGTTCGGTGGCTGTGGGTTCCTATGCGGGTCAGACCAGCCAGGGCGCGCGTGCCTTGGCTCTGGGTGTGGCGGCTGGTAGCACCGGTCAGCACAGCGGTTCCATTGCCATCAATGCCGGCACAGGTTCCCTGGACACCACGGGTGCCGAGCAGTTTCACATCAAGCCCATTAGGTATGCGGACGGGACGGACCTCGCCAACGTGTACGACAGCACCATGACCGTTGGGAACTTGGTGGCTACTCACAACGTGGAGGCTGTTCAGTTCCTGGGTAACGCCTCCCCAGAGGTTCAGGAACTCCATAACGTCGTGGATCAGGGTAACATTACGACCCTCATCGCAGAGTTCATGAACACCGAGAACGCCATCAAGACCAACCTGATTTCGAACGTCATTATTGACCCCAACCAGTTGAACAATGTGTCTATCGATTACGCAACCATCGGGGAGAAGCATGCCCTGGTGTGGGATGGGGACAACTGGGTGAACCACTTCCCCGAGGAGATTGTGACGGAGACTCTGGCTGACGTGGCGATCAGCAAGGGTCAGGCGGTCTACGTGTCTGACGGGTCGGGTGCAACCCCCGAGATCAGCCCCGCTGACCCCACGGACCCCGCAAAGATGCCGTCTATTGGTGTGGCTCTGGAGAATGGTAGCCCAGGAGATAGCATCCACGTCTGCACGAAGGGTGTCATCAACGTTCAACTCCCGGGGATGACGGTGGGCAACACGGTGTACGTGAGCAACACCTCCCCTGGAGACCTCATGGATTTCCGCCCCGCTGGGGACACTGACCTGGTCCAGAACATCGGTATCGTCATCAAGGATGGCAACGGGGGCAAGTTGCTGGTGACTGGAGTGGGGCGCACCAACGACGTCCCCAACACCACCACGAACTCAATGAAGGATCTGGATATCACGGGGATATACGTGCAGGACACGGGGAACGTAATCACCAAGATCGGTTTCGAGTCCTTGGCCCAGATGGTCACCACCAAGGTGGAGGCTTCTGTGGATGTGGCTCTGGGTGAGTTGGTGTATGTTGACGGAGTCAACGCAGGGATGCCCACGGTTTCCTTGGCGATGTCTGACAGCACCACCACCTGCCCGTATGCAGGGTTTATGTGTGAGGCGTTGACCGCTGGAGAGGTGGGTAGGATGGCGACCCACGGTGTCATCATTACCGACACTGGTGCGTTCAGTGACGGGGCTCAGGTGTGGCTTAGCAACACCGTCCCGGGTGGGATGATGAATGAATCACCCGATTACGTAGACACTGACCTCATCCAGAGTGTGGGGTTTGTGATAGATGCGGCGACCCAGGGTCGTCTCCTGCTCATCAACCCTGGTAGGGTCACAGCCGTTCCCAACACCACTCTGCAACTCCCAGGGGCAATCACAGCCAACGGTGTGTATGTGGAGGACCTGGCTACTGGGGACTTCACTCGCATCCCCGTGAGTGATCTGGGTCAGGATCTCCAGAATGTCTGTGAGACCGGGAACGTCTATAACAGCGCCATAACAGTTACGAATGTGCTGACCACCAATGTGGTGAGTACCAACGTGAGTGGAAACGGATCGGGGCTTACCTCAACCACCGATGTGGCGGATGACACCTATGGTGGTCTGGGGAATGTGGCTGCCATCACAATCCTGGATGGGAGGGTGACCCAGATCCAGAATGTAGAGGCTCCTATGCTCCTGCAAGACCTCCAGAATACCAGCGAACAGGGGAACACCTACGATTCTGCGATCCAGTTGACCTCCACGGGTAACAACCAGGGGAATGGGTCGGTTGCCATCGGTCTTCAGGCGGGTCAGGTGGGGCAGAGTTCCGACTCGATTGCTATTGGGTTCCAGGCGGCGGCGGCGTCGCAGGGATTTCGGTCTATTGCACTCGGCAGGAATGCGGGGCAGAGCACCCAGGGGCAGGATTCGATCGCCTCCGGGTATCTTGCGGACACCAGCACGCAGGGTTCACAGGCGCTTGCCATAGGCGCAAACTGTCAGCGGGTGTGCAACATAGGGCTTCAGCCTGATAGGGTTGCTATTGGTTTCCAGGCGGGTGAGTCCAACCAGGTGTCCCGTTCCATTGCCATCGGGTACCGCGCGGGTCACAACGGTATGGGTGCGGGTTCGATCGTCCTCGGCTCGCAGGCGGGTGGCACCAGCATGGGTGCGAACAGTACATTCTTCAGCGCTGCAGGAGGCTCCAGGCAGTTCCAGAACAACGACGCCTTTGGCGTGACCCCGATGAACTCCACCGCCGTGGGTGGCACCCAGGGCAACATAATGCACTACGACCCCACGACCTATGAGATCCGATACGACACCGCCAAGACATTCGTCATCCCGCACCCCAACCGCCCTGGGCGGATGCTGGTTCACGGGTGTCTGGAGGGTCCGGAGGGTGGTGTGTACTACCGCGGGAAGGGCAACAGCAGCAAACCGGTTCGCCTCCCCGACTACGTCCCCGATCTGATAATGGACGAGCCCACCATCCACGTGACCCCCATCGGGAACAACCAGACCCTCGGGGTCTCCGAGTGGAACAGGGCGACCAACTCGTTCCGGGTGATTGCGGACCGCCCCACGGACTTTCACTGGACCTTCACGGCTATGAGGGTGCCGGTGAATGTTGAACCATTTGAGACGGAAGTTGAGGTTAAGGGGCAGGGACCCTATACATACATAGCCCCTGTAAATGAAAACTTGTAGGGTTTGCGAGGAACATAAAGACGAGAGTGAGTTTCAGGCAGGAAGAACCATGTGTAAATTATGTAGGCTGGAACAAAAGAGACAGTGGAGGAAGAACAACTTGGAACACAACGCCAAGTGGATGCGAGAATACAGGGAGAAAAACAAAGAGCAACTCCTTGAGTGGAGGAATAAGCATTCCGAAGCAAATAGGGGGCGATTAAGCGAATACCAAAAAAAGTGGCGTGAACAGAATGCGGAATACTTCAAAGAATATACAAGAAACTATTACACCAACAGGTACAAAACCGACATCCAGTATAAAATTCGGGTTGTTATGAGGGCGGAGCTGGGGCGTGCACTATGTAAGTTCAAGAAAGATGAACTCGATGTTTCCTCAAAATTAGAACTTATTGGGTGTGATTTGGAGTATTTTAAGGAGTGGATTGAGGAACAGTTTGACGAGGGTATGTCTTGGGAGAACCACGGCGAATGGCATCTTGACCACATCAAGCCCCTCGCCTCATTTGACCTGACTGACCCCGAACAGATTGAGGAGGCGTGTATATTCTTCAATTTCCAGCCTCTATGGGCTGAAGATAACTTAAAGAAGAGCGACAGAGTATTAATATAGATCCAGATGGATCTTAATCGTTTTGTATTAAAAATGCGCCTCAACAAGGTTCAAAATTGTGGAATATCTGCGCCCATCTTGTGGTCCGAAGTGAACAAGAACCTCACAGCTATTCAAGGGTATATCAATACTCAGGGCGCGACATGTTGGCACGTGTGGTGTCAGGACACACATGGCAACATAGAAGATGTCGGGTTCGAATTGGCAAAGAGAGAAGATCCGTCCTTTGCCAATATCGATAAGGAATACATAATGGTTCCACCCGAGGGTGTCCAGGTGGACAAGGATCCTGATGTGGAGGAGAGGTGGGAGAAGTATCAGAAAGACTCCAAGGGGTATTGGAAAACCGAATCTCAGAGGCTTAGAGACTTCAAATCACATATAATGAGAGAGGCTCATGGCTCAGCAAACATGCACTAAGTGCGACGCTTCAAAACCATCCACGGACTTTTCAGCAAAAAAAAAATGGTGTAAATCTTGTGTGAAAGTGTACAACGCAGAATACAGAAAGCGCAACCTTTCAACACTTAAAGAAGCAGCAAAGGTTCGCAGAAATGAAAACAAGGATGCGTTATCCAAGAGGTGCAAAGAATACTATGAAAAAAACAAAGATAGAATCAAGTCGAGGGTGAGTGAATATCAACAAGCCCACCCAGAAAATAGAAAAGGATGGTTAACTAACAATGTCGTTAAGCGGCGCAAGTATAACAGAGAATACATGCGTGTTAGGATACGTGACCCACAAGTAAAAGTTCAAACGACTGCCCGTAAGAACATCGGACGTGCATTAACTTACATCAAGAAAGGTGATTTGAGTGTCTCATCAAAACTTGACCTTCTCGGTTGCGACTTGGAGTATTTCAAGGAGTGGATTGAGGAACAGTTTGAGGATGGTATGACGTGGGAGAACCACGATGAGTGGCATCTTGACCACATCAATACTCTATAAACTTTAAGCCAGAGTTGAAACAATCCCAGTGACCTCGTCCCAGTTGTGAGCAGCCATGGGGTTTTCGTGGCACCACGGATACGGTTCGTCTCCACCGACGTAGTTGATACCCTTGATGTGCACCATTTCACAATCCATGCAGACTTGATAACTGTCATCGATCATTGCATTGATCGCTAGCGACTTGCAGATATCCGCCTTGTTGACCTCATTCGGGGTGAACGAATTGGTAAGAATGACATCATTGATCATATACGGAAAGTGGCGATCTATCCACTCCTCGGTTCGCTGGCGCACCCTATCCTGGCGACCCGTCACAATGTATACGTCATAACCCAGTCCCATGAGGAATGATACACCCGCTTGGGCTCCTGGGAGGGGCTTGAGGTTGTCGAACTCTTGGGACTCATAGAAGTTGTAGACCATGTGGGTAGACTCGTTCTGGGATATCCCAAGAGCTTTGGCGTAATGATAGTCCCACTTACCACGGGGGAGTCTATATCCTGCCCTTTCAAACATCGGCTTACAGAAGGGGACAAGCACTTCATCGATATCAACTGCAATGCGTTTGCGAGAGCGAACAGGGTGGGGGAACCCAGAGGCTGCGACGACATACGACATGTCTTTCTACCTACCTATGTGTAGAAATCCTTAACATCCTCCGATGTGACGTAATCCTTCACGTGTTTTGAGTGTTGAGTGATATCATCGCACATCAGATGACGAGTGAAGAATTTTTGAAGAATGTTAGGAGTCAATTTGAGACGACGGATATCCTTCCACAAGTCATCCCACTTATCAAGTTGATTGGGGAAGAAACGAGTGAACTGATCACGGGTCTGCTCCTTTGTGTTGAAGTCATACTCCACAAAGTAATCCACCCTGCGCCGGAGCGCCTCGTCCAATTTTTTCAAGTGATTGGTGGTGACGAATATGATGGTGCCGTCCTTGAGACGCCCGATGCCATCCAGTGTGTTGAGGAGACCAGAGAATGTGACCTGGTTGCGAGCAGAGTCGTGATTCTTGCGCTCCTCGAACAGACAATCGATGTCCTCCACGGCAATCCATGCAGACTTGGGGCAATTCTTGAAGCATCGTTTCAAGGATCTGTCATCTACGTCGGGCGTGAACTCTACATATGCGACGGACTTGCGGAACTTGCTGGCGAGTGCGTGGATCAGGGTGGTCTTGCCGGTCCCGGGGGGCCCGTGAAGCATGTAGATGCGAGTGTGTGGGATGTTCAATGATTTGTGCATCGTCTCCACCTCGGGGCTGAGAAATCTCTCCAAGTCTCGGACTATGTTATTTTTCGTGTCTCCTGGCAGGACTACGGATTCCATGGGACGGTGTGGAGCGATACCGTCCAGCATCCATCCATGTTCCATCACCCACAGGGGGACACCCTTGTCGAAGTCCACGTCATCCCTACCGTTTCTACAGAATTCACGAGCCGCCTCGATTAACTTATTGACGTCATCAATAGTTTTTGCCTTGATCACGAGGCTCACCCCGAAGACGACCCCCCCGTCCCCTGGGAGATACGGTTCCTTGTTGCGTGTGACTTCAACGCTGACATCATCCCACCCCTTTACGATATACGTTCCATCGGGTATACCATAATCGTCGATCGTTTGTTTGGTGGCATCCCACCCATCGAATATCAGATCGTCCACGTTATTCCTGGTGGCTATATAGCTACACAGAGAGCTGACATTGAAGTCAGGTGTAGGCTCGAATGTAACAGTCACCATTTTCTGAATATGTATAGAGCCAAAAACCTTATATATTCACAGAGATGGATACCATCGTGTCCATAACCAGCATACCGTCGCGGTTCAAGTATCTTCCGACCATCGTCAAGCACCTGACCGCACAAGGTGCCAGTGAGGTGTTGGTGAACATCCCCAATAAATACAATCGGTGGCCCGATGCGAAGGTTGATGTTCCATCTGAACTGTATGACATCCCAGGCGTCCGGGTGAGTCGATGCGAGGACTACGGACCCGGTACGGTGTATATCGCGCCGCTTGACACCCACCAGAGTGTAAAGTACTTGATGGCGGTAGATGACGATACGTGCTACCCCACCAACCTGCTCAAGACTCTCCACGGCGCCATCGTGGAGGACCCCTGCGTGTGGTGCACCAGCGGGTTCAGGATCCCTGAGTTCTATGGCACCGAAATGACGGTTCCTCGGTATCACCGAGAGGAGGTTGACGTCTCCGAGGGATATGGAGGTGTTTTTTTGGATATGGATTGGATCAGGAAGGGCCGGACATACTTTGAGTGGATGCGTGCAAAGTATACATACCACGATGATCTACTTCTCAGCAACACCATGGCCTATCTCGGAATCCCGCGCAAGTCGTGGTGCAACGAAACTCTGAACATCCAGATGATTCGTCAATACGATTTTGGGATGGGGTCGGACGCCTTATGGAGACAGGGAGGAGGGCATAAAGATACGTGTAAACCAGTTTTAGACAGGCTTAGAGAGGACGGTGAATACAACTACAAGCGATGGCAGTCTGGGACTGCTTCATCTTCTACAACGAGTTAGATATTCTCGAGCGTCGTATGCACTATTTGGACTCCGTGGTCGACCACTTTGTGATTGTGGAGTCTTCCGTGACCCACAAGGGAACTCCTAAGCCCTCCTTTTATCAAGACAATAAGGCACGATATGCACGGTGGGCGGATAAGATTCGCCACATCGTGGTTGATGACAACCCCGAAGGTGACGACGCTTCTTGGGCGCGTGAGAATCACCACCGTCAGGGGATCTTGCGCGCGTTGACTGATTCCGCGGAACCATCTGATTGGGTGATGATATCTGATGTCGACGAGATCCCCAATCGAGGTGCGGTGTGTCTCGGGAGGGACAATCAGATTGTGAACCCCACGGCATTCCACATGATGGCATTCCAGTACTCGCTCGACTGGATGCAGACGTTCGAGCCGTGGTTTGGAACTGTTATGTGTCGGTGGGATCAGATGCCCCGAGGCGGTCCTCAGGAGTTGCGGAACAACAGGTGGAAGTATCCCCATCACCGATTTGCTGGGTGGCATCTCTCAAGTTTTGGATCTCTGGATCACGTCTACAACAAGCTCAGGGAGTATGCGCATCACGCAGATGAACCGTGTGTTAAAACGACTCGGGAGTCTCTGGCTTCTGACATTGCGGCGGGGGTCTTGGGTGGCACACACAAGCTCACCCCCACACCCCCCGTTGCTCTCAACTCTATGCCTCGTAGTCTCGTAGAGCCACTCCCACTGGGAACCGAGGAACCCCAGTCCGCGTTAGTTCCTGGTAGCGCACAGTGAGTTTCTTGCCTATGTGTTCCTTCCAATTCGCCCACAGTTCCCGACGGTACTCCTGGGTCCCCTCGGGGCGTACGGTGAATCGGTCACTCTCCTGAGTGGTGCACTCCCATATGATTGTACCCACATCCCTACCCTTACCCTCCTGGGCTCCCACGATCAGATACTCCTGATCCTGGAAGCGCTTGTGCTTGATCAGACTGGCAGACCTCTCGTTGAGGCAGTAGACCCCATCGGGGTTGCGGGCAATCACACCCTCGTAGCCGTATTTAATGTACTCGTCCACCATCGGGTCCACCTTGGTTCCGTGGACATTCTGGAGGGTCGGGACCAGCTCGAAACCGTTGACAAACTGGAGGGTCTCCAGGTACTTCAGGCGATCTCGCCAGGTGGCGCTGGGGTTGTCCAAGAGGTAGCAGTCAAATACGTGGAAGTGTACGACTTCGCATTTCTCAGAGGGTGTGGAGCGCCTCACACACCCACTCAAATCTTCGAATGTCATCTTGCGGGTGTAGAGTTCGCCGTCAAGCCACGTCCGTGTGGAAATGTTGTGGTTCTCGAGGTGGGGGACGCTCGTGATCTTCTTGCCCATCCGAGTGATGAAGCCCCTTTCGTAATTGTACATAGCCCTGACACCATCCAACTTGGGCTGGAGGTCATACACCGCATCTGGGTTTCCACGCTTGTCCCAAGAATGAGCGAGCATGGGAAGTATCACCTGGTTATCCAGTTGGGACGAATCCTCCACATCCCCCTTGTCCTTCCGCTTATTCCAGAACGAACGAGCCTGCAATTCAGCCTGCTGCTCGACCGTCCGCTTGACCTTGCCTTCGGGTATGAGGAGGTTTGTCTCCTGCATCTTGCCTCCCTCGACCCCCCAGACCCGCTTGACAATCCAGGGTCCCGTGGTATCGGAGGTGGTTGAGTGTGTCGAGACCGTCCACACCACAACATGTCCATGCTTGTCTCGAGAGAACAGAGTTTCCTTCATACTTGGAGAGGTATAGACACATGCTTTTAAGTTTGCAGAGTAAATTTAAAAATTGTAGTGGCATAGTAAAGGCGTGATGTCTTCTGGTCCTCCACCAGTGGTTGATATGAAGCGGTATGCAAGGATACACCCACCCGAAAAGCCTATATTCGAGTGGAACATGATGAACTTCTGTATCATCGTGATGTTCATGACCTTTGTGGGATTGTGGATGAGAGCTACGGAAATTAGGCAGAAACGTTCGTTCGCCAGGCGAAAGGGTGAGGAACCAGAGCCTTCAGGGCTCCCTTGATGTGTTTCGTCTTGGTATTTTTGTTGAATGAAATGTTGTTGATGGCGTCATACTGTTGCGGGGTGATTCCATATTCCACCATCAGTTTGGGATCGTTGAGGTGGTGCAGAAGCATCAAGGTATCTCGGTCTGGTAGGTGTCTGGTCTTCTTCTCTCTCATCTTCTGATTGGAAAACTTCGTCCACGCTGTGCCATTCTTCATGGACACATCGGGGATCTTCTTATCCATTAACATTATGGGGTAATAGACACTTGAGACCCAGAAGTGCTCTATGAGCCCCCATGTCGGATCGCTGTCGTATTCGTCGGCATCTGACAGCAGTTCGAACACCAGGGGATTGAGCTCCTTCAGTCCCATGTGAATGTTGCTATGCACTAGATCTGCCATATACCCGTGCTCCGTCTGGGAGCGCCCTATCTCTTTCATAGGATCATCGTTCCCACCCTGACACATCATGGAGTATAGCCACTGTTTGGGATCCTGAAAGAAGTCCCTGGACCCAGGGAACATGATGGTGTTCAGGAATGTGCGACAGTCACCACGCGCTTCGAACGCCAGTGTGGCCAGGTGGGTGGGATCCGCTGTGGGGCACTCTCTCAACCCTATCTCCACCATCTGCTCCGTGGACATCGGGGGGCAGTGGAGACAGTCGCAGAAGTCGATCTTGTCGATCCATTGGGATATGATTATGGTGGCTCCACGGGATAGCTTCTTTCCGTGCTCCAGTATGCTCTTGTCAGGAGTGCATGAATCTATCAACACATGGGCGTGCGACTCTTTCAACTGTTCACTGGCATCAGACTTTTTTGAGATCTCGACCCATCTCCTATTCTTGAGGGCGATGCGAACCAAGTGGCTCTTGCCGACTCCTACGCCGCCATAGAGGCAGATTATACCGTTGTCCTCTATGATGGTTACGAGGGTGTTTAGAATGTCTAGGTTTCCCACAAAATTTGTGGAACGATTATCTTTGCGAAAAGTAAGAAACCTATCCATGATACCTGATGATATAAAGGATCTTATTTTTAAGGATGACTTATTTAGGTATCGAGTTCAACCGTTTCTGTATTGCTTGGCGGGGTCGCAACTTCTGCTGGTTGGTCTTCTGTTATTTGCTCTATTACAATTTCACTCGGTGAAGAAGGTAGTTGAATCTCTTCGCCTACCGCCGGTGCATCCACGTTGACGGCAGCAAGTGTGGAGATGGACGGGGGTCTCCTTATGCGATCAGACACCTTGCTCATCCCCTTGAGCTCAGAAAGTTCCGAGATGAGATTGACATGTTGTTGATCCACCGCATTGGTCGGCACCCACAGGGTCCCCGCCTCCCTGTGGTCATTGACCCTCTTGCGGAATGCAGAGATGACACCTTCCGTCTTCTTCTTCTCAAGTTGGGTGTCGAACAGTTCGATGGGTCGCACAAACATGATCTCAGGTCGGCTGAAAGTTGAATCCGGAATATCACGCCTCTCTGGGAACTTTCTCTCAAACAACTTGACAACACTAGCGGGAACGGGTGGGGACTGCTCGATGAGGCGGTCGTACTCACCCCTCATGATATCAACAAACGGGCTTCCGTCGTGAGCCCTCTCCGTGCGCGGGAGGGTCAGCTCAAGCCGGATGCTCCGAGACAACTTGCCGTAATGTACACTGCTGACACGGTGAGACTCCATCAACTCTGACACTTTAAGAAACTGCATTATTGTGGTCAGGATGGCTGCAAAAAGGTTGAAGGCGCCGATGGCAGCTGGCACATATTCCTGCCACGAAAGGGGGAATGTCTCTTGTGCAAAATTTGCCGTTCCAGTGACTGTACTAATCACAATTATAGGGAGAGTCATTCTCATATTCATACTCTTGAACCTGGTATACGCCGTGTAGTGCATGTATCTGTAACACGCTGCTTGCTCCCCCCATCTCTGAAGTATCTTCTCGTGCTGTGAATGCCAAACGCGTGGACCAGTTTTCTTCTGACTCCTCGGAGAATGCTCACCGTCAGAATATGTCATTGCATACCTTACGGCTATAAAGTTTTCCTACAATATTTCATCAAAGATGTCCCTCGAAATTATTATGGGCAGCATGTTTTCTGGAAAGTCCACCGAACTTATTCGGCGCATCCGCCTCCAACAGGTTATGGGTAGGACTGTCAGGGTGGTGAACCACGCACTGGACGACCGCAAGGGGTGTCTGGAAGCCGTGCGAACCCACGACGCCACCGAGTTCCGGGCAGTCAAGTACCCCACTTTGGAAAAATTCATGTTTGACGGCGTGGACACCGTCGCAGTGGATGAGACTCAATTCTTTGGAAACCTCCGAGAGTGGGTGGAGTATGGATTGCCCGAAGGGAAGCATATCATCCTGGCTGGACTTGATGGCGACTTCAAGCAGCACAAGTTTGGTGAACTGCTTGATGTCGTGCCATTGGCAGACAACGTTACAAAGTTGAGGGCGTTGTGTATGTTCTGTAAGGATGGAACACCAGGACCGTTCACCTACCGCAACCCTGGGGTTGGTAGGGGGGAACAGGTGCTCGTAGCTGCCGAAGACTGCTACAAAGCGGTCTGTCGCAAGTGTCTTACGGCATCCTAAGCCCCATCAGCGCTTCGGCTGCCTTAATGTTGTTGCCATTCATTCCACGAAGCTCTTCGGCTGCCTTCATGTTGTTGCTGGGAGCCCCAAGACGCATCACCTGGTTCCCACCACCACCGGTCCCCCTGATAGCCCTCTGCGTCGCACCTTCTATCATCTTATCATTCTCGGCGCTCAACATCTTGTACCTCCTAATCAGAGTCGTGATGATCACTTCACTCACACGCAAGCCAATGCTATTACACAGAGTCAAAGTGTATCCATACAGAGTAATCATAATATTTATCAGGCTACCTGAAACCATCCGTCCCGTCGCGGCATTTGCCATCGTCAATGTACGTTCTGCAAACGAGCGATCGCTTGCAACCTGCGAAAGAACAGATGCGAAATCTGGCATTTTACTGGTTATGACTTTTCCGACTCCACGTTGGAGGAAATGTGTAACATTCGCCGCCGCCCCCGCCGCCGTCTCAGAAGCCATGACGAGTCCGGCTCCCGCCATTCCACCGTGACCAGCGGCTATAGCGTTGCGAACATTAGGCATCGCAAACAACTTTTTGAAGCGGTTCTCCATGGAGCCTGTATGTGCATCCGGCGTAAAGAACTCGGTCGTGCGTTTCTCCAAGACGCCGAACATCGCCCCAATTGCCGCACCACCCATTGGACCCATCCCAGATAGAACTTGGGCCACTTTAAGTATCATGGGCGTGAGTGCTGCCAGGTACTGCAGGAGTGTTACTTGGTGTTTGTGATCATACGCTCCCCGATGTTTCATATTGGCTGCGTGAGTCGCTCCCGCCATCGCGCCGGAAAACACCATCATCAGAAAACCGTAAATGAGCATGAGTTTCAAGATGTTGTTCATCCGCTCGTTTGTCTCGTGAGACACCTTAAGCCCCACACTGTTGAGGATTCTACCAATAACGCTCAACTCACGCGGGGTGAAGATTTTCACATTAGTTTCTGGCATCGTGTTCGTCGCAGGGGTATCATTTATCCTCAGTCGTTCCGTCATGTTTTATATGATTTAACGCAGAAAAATTTCCTGACAAGTAGTATATCAATATGCCCCACTGCACCAAGGAACATTACTCCCCCGAGCCCGACGCTGTCATCAAGCGCGCTTCCACCCACGAGATCCCGAAGTTCCTCAAGAGCTGCGAGTTTCGCACCGTCTTGATGGTCCTCCTCATTCTGGCTATTCTCAAGAGGCTCAAGATGCTTTAAATCTTAAGATACATCAAGAATGACAGTGAAAGTTAGGTTGCGTCCCAGCAACAAAAGTGACAAGAAGTGGATGGTTACTTTTGTGGATGATAAGCGACAGAAGGTGGTTCACTTTGGTGCCCAGGGAATGTCAGACTACACGTTTCACAAGAATCCAATGAGGATGCGTTCATATGTGGGTCGGCATGGTGGCAAGGTTCCCAAGACGTTGATGGATGATACAAACTCGAAGAGCGTTCATAGGCGTATGCTGGGTGTCAGGAATAGTGATCGTGAAAAGTGGGATAGTTCTGGGATGAAGACCCCAGGCTTCTGGAGCAGGTGGCTAACGTGGTCCATGCCCACCACCAGAGGTGCCAAGAAGCTCATTGAGGAGCGATACGGCATACAATTTGTCTGAAGAATCTCGTGAGCGTCATAGATACGTTGGTCGCTTCCAACGTCATCCTAACGGCATATGCGATTTTATCACCCATCCACCAAACCAAGTAATTAAAGTTATATGACGATAATAAATCAGAAGAGAGCCATGGCTTTTCATAAGCGCTTCCTTGAGGATATCGCTATGTGCGCACCCTACGAAGACACTGATGAACAGCGACAGGTTGTGTGGGACTGTGAGATGCTACTGAAAGACCTCCGACCCCTGTATCGCCAGTTGAGCCTCCGAGTTCGGAGGTGTCGCCGGGATCCCAAGGCTCGCAAGTATCTCGTCAGTAATCTGCAGAGGAAGAATACCGTCCGCCACAAGATGGACCAAGCCGAGGACATTCTTGCCTGGAGCCTGGGTAATTAGAAGGGTGGTCGCCGATTGTTGAAAAAATCATTGAGTTCCCTGACGTTCTGGCTCATCTCGTCAATGTCATTCTTGATGTTTACCAGCGGTTTACGAATTATCAGAACACCCACAAGTATAGAGAGACATATGAGCATCATTCAATGACTGCCACTTACCATACCCACATAAGTTAATAAATGAAATACGACATGCCACGGGACGAAGTTCCCACCCGTGATATGTGCGTTCCACGACTTTAACCATGCTGATAGCACGAGAATTCCCACGCTGGTGTCACGTCCGTGAACACTCCCGTGAATCACGGCGGTCGATATGGCACATACACGATCCGTGTTGTATCTCCATCCGGGGCGTGGGTCTCTCCAGTGGTTTGCACTGACCAGAGCCATGCCACAATTCACGAGTCCCCGCTTTTTTCTACCTCGTCGAATGTTTATGATACCTGGGATGACAAAACAGATACTCGTCACCACGAGTGGGAGCATCACTACTATAAAGGTTGGTAATTATATTTACAGGGATGACGACGGAGTATTGTCGAGTTTGTGGAGTTGGTAAAGAGTTAGATGCGTTTTACAGCCACAAGTCCAACACCGATGGAAGGGTTCAAAACCACATATCGGTTCGGTACACGTGTGACTTGTATTGCACCTCCGGGTTGTCCCACACCGTCAGTTGCTCGTTGCCGTACATCTCCTCGCAACCAATGTCCTCTGTGCAATCACGACCGCCCAGGGTCACGGGGACGGAGTAGTTGTTGTTCCCGTCGCCACCCGTGGTCCAGTAATGCCACCTGTCCCTGCGCCCCCTGACGGGCTTGGCGTAGATGGGGCGGAGGTCGTCGTCGCCCTTGAGGAGACCCACCTGATGCGGCGCCTGGGGGCGGTAATACTTCTGCACGGGTGGGGGGCGATACTCGGGGAGATCCAGCGTCTCGTGGGGGCGTTCGACCACCATGGTCTGCACGGGAGCTGGGTTGTGGTCCATCGGGGCCACCTCAGCGTTGCGAGGCATCTTGGAGTTGATGATGAACCCCATGATGACACCTACTGAGATGATGGATGCAATAATGAGTACAATGTTAAACCTTTTCATATTAATATAGGTATAGATAATGTTTGTATTGGGCATCGATGTGGGAATCATCAATCTGGCTCTGGTGCAAGTTGAAATCGTTGATGAGTCGTGGGACATTAAGAGGGTATGCGCTTGTCACAGAGTGGATATGACCCGTTTAACAGCGTTGAGAGAGACTACTGATCGGGTTGTCGCTGTGACACGTGAGTTTAAGGCTATATTTGATACGAGTGATGTCATCCTTATTGAGCGCCAGCCCCTGACTGGTCTCACGGGGGTCGAGGAGTTGTTTTTTTACATGTATCGCCAGAGGTGCATAAAGGTTTCGCCTAATGCTATGCACAAGTATTTCGGGATCAATCACTTAGATTACGAGGGTAGGAAAATCAAGACTGTTGCCAGGGCTTGCGAGTGGTTGAGAGAGCAGGATGGGTGGGTGAAAAATCCGGAGCGTCAGCACGACATGGCAGATGCCATGTGTATCATCTTGTGGTGGAGGGAGAAGAATAGACCACAGGGGCCCAATCCGTGGGAGTGCTTCAGATGTCTTTGAGGCAGTTCGCCCACCGCTCGCATGTCTCGGTCTGGTTGCACCACGCATATCCAGCGGACTCCTTGCAGCCCCACTCGTCGAGGTCACCCCCCAGGATGCGTCCGGCCAGGACGAGCGTGGAGCATGAAAGCATGTAGAGAGCGAAGAGAACCGTGCGAGAGTTCATTGTATGTTTTCTATATATTGTATCATTCTTTTAAAAACGTGGTAAAATATATAGTCAATGATACCCTGTGTATTCGACGGACACCATGGATATCTCCAGCCAGATACGGGGATGTGCATGTTCTATTACATGACGTTTGACAGTATCCTGGAAGTCGCAAAGTATCTAAAGAATGTCACACCCGGTCCAGAGTATGAAGGTGAGTATGTATCTGGTAAAAAAGTGATGCGAGATCCTGACATGGACATGTGGTGGTCCGAGGGAAGGTGGTGGTGCGACAAGAAGACGGCTGTGAAGGCTGCCAAAAGAATGTTTCGCTAGAGTATGGCGTATCTACCGCGTAAATACCTGGCGGGGCTGTCCCCATCTGAGAAGAAGACTCGAGCGTCTCGGATTCGCAAGGGATCCAAGACCCATCACAAGGATCCGAAGGCTTACAAACCCTGGAAGACTGACAAGGGGAAGAAGGTCAAGACGTCATCATACACCGTGCAGTTTCGCAAGAAATACGGAGCAGACAAGAAGACCCTGCCCCAGAAGGCTCGTGCAGCCAAGATACCACTGGGGATTCTCAGGAAGGTCTACAACCGCGGGATGGCGGCGTGGAGGACCGGGCACCGCCCCGGGGCGTCCCAGCAGGCTTGGGGCTATGCGAGGACGCATTCCTTCGCCATGAAGGGCAAGACCTACTACACCGCCGACGCTGACCTGGCTAAGGAACTCAGGGAAATAAAAAAGCGACGCACTAAGTAAGAAACAAATGCCAGAGTACGACTGTACCATCACGAGTAAGTTCACCTAATTCATGGGGTTAGGCAACCGAGTGCGGTCGCTGGATTTCGTGTCACCGTACGATCTCAATGGCAAGTCAGAGACGAGCACAAAATGTAGCAGGAAATAGTATATAAAGTTTTCTTGAAATATAGTATTACATCACGCAATGTTTCATCAGGAATATGATATCGTTCACACCAAGTCCATGAGGCCCGTCAAGCCCACCGTCAGTCAGTATACCCACCCTCGCTCGGGTATTGACATCAACCGTAAGGATCTCCCGAAGAAGGGGGAGCCGATGGAGTATGGTATATGCCGGAAGTAGTTATGTTAATTGGTGGATCCTCAACGACGTCCAGTGTAAAGTGGTTGCTATCTTGACAACACGGCACACCTGTGCTGTCAAGGTTTGCAGAGCACCGAGAACATTTATTATCTTGGTATATCACAATATAATGTCAGGCATTACTCAGCTTATTTCAGTGGGTGCTCAGGACGCCTTTATCACAGGTGACCCCCAGGTATCCTTCTTCAAGTCGATCTACAAGCGCCACACCAACTTTTCGATCTTCCACAAGACGAACATCTTCCAGGGATACCCCCGCGCTGGTGGGATGTCCACCATCCGCTTCGAGCGTCTCGGTGATCTCCTGAACTACACCTACCTGACGGTCAGCCTCAACGGTAATACACAGGAGGTGTCCGACTGGACTCAGGTAGTGGATCAGGTGGAACTGCTCATCGGCGGGCAGGTGATTGACACCCAGACCTCCGAGTTCTGTGAGGAGATCGCCATCGATACCCTCGCCAACACGGCTGCCAAGTCGTTCCCCGCCAGCCTCCACGGCGGTCTCGGGTCCGACTCGTACTTCTACCCGCTCCGTTTCTTCTTCTGCGAGAATTGGTTTTCCAGCATCCCCCTGGTTGCCCTCCAGTACCACGATGTGGAGCTGAGGATCCGGTGGGCGGCGGGGTTCAACAACTCCTACAAGTGCACCGCGCACTCGTGCTATGTTATGATGGACGAGGATGAGCGCAAGATGATTGCCACCCAGCCTCAGGAGATGCTCATCACTCAGGTTCAGAAGATCACCCCCAGCAATGACAAGATCCAGCAGCTGGACTTCAACCACCCCGTGAAGTTCATTGCCTCCTCGAACGCCGTGACCCAGAACTCTCTGGTGTCCGACACCAACAAGGTGAAGCTCGTGGCGAATGGTGTTGATCTCACTGAGAGTGCCGTGAGCATTCCCTTCTACACGGCGGTACCCTCGTACTACCACACGGATTACTCCAGCAGCAACGCGGAGAACATCTTCCTGTACTCCTTCGGGCTCAACACGAACAAGCACCAGCCGTCGGGGACCCTGAACTTCTCCCGTCTGGACTCGTTCCAGATCCACTGCGATGAGCCTGTCAACAAGAACATCTATGCCGTGAACTACAACGTCCTCCGAATCCAGAACGGCATGGCTGGGCTCACCTACGCCAACTAGAGCTTAAAAGGGTCAAACTATATTTGTAAAACCATGAGGTTCATCGACCTGTTCTGCGGGATTGGTGGCTTTCACCAGGCACTGACTTCTCTGGGCCACGAATGTGTCTTTGCGAGTGACATAGACCCTTCGTGCCGCAGGGTGTACCAGAAGAATTATGGGATTGAGCCAGTTGGGGACATCACCCAGCACCTTGACGAGGTTCCACCTCACGACATCATGTGTGCAGGGTTTCCCTGTCAACCCTTCTCGAAGGCTGGATTTCAGCGGGGCTTCGAGGACGAAAACAGGGGCAACTTGTTTTTTGTGATGTGCGAGATCATAGACCGCCACAAACCCAAGTATCTCCTGTTGGAGAATGTGCGCAACCTCGCATCCCACGACAACGGCAACACCTGGCAGGTCATAAGGCGCTCCCTGCGGGAACTGGGCTACAGCACCTACGACGACCCTACCATCCTGAACGTCCTGCACTTTGACATCCCCCAGAACAGGGAGAGGGTGGTGATAATGGCGGTGAGGGGTGGTGAACTCCCCCCACTCCCCGAGTTTTCCCGCAACCCCCGGCGGACCACTCAGGTACAGGTGTCCTCTGTGATGGAGGACCACCCCCCCAACCTGCCCCGCAAACTGCAGGTGGTTCAGGAGGTGTGGGATCGCTTTCTGGGTCTGGTGAACGATCCACCACGCTTCCCGATATGGACGGACTGGTGGGACTCTGGGGACGACCCGGACCCTCGGTATGTCAAGTGGATCTCCCAGAACAGGAAGTTCTGGGAGGAGAATAAGACTACTCTCCAGCCGTGGTTGGAGTGGGCTCGAGAGAAGCCTGAGTGGGTGGGGGCTGTTCGCAAGTTTGAGTGGCAGGTGGGAGGGACTGGGAGGACGCTTGACGATTTTTTGTGGACTCCCCGACCCTCAGGGGTCAGGGTGAAGAAGTGTGATTACATACCTACACTGGTTGCCATGGCACAGATACCAGTCTACGGACCGCAGCGGCGCAAGTTGAACCCCCGGGAGTTGCTGAGGCTACAGAGTTTTCCGGATGATTTCCAGTTCGAGGAGAAAGCGATATTCAAGCAGGTCGGGAACGCCGTGAACTGCCAAATGATTAGGTGGTGCATGGAGTTCCTCGCCTCCGTGTAATCTCCTCAAGCACCCTAGATTCCAAGGCGGTTAATTCCCTGTCAGACATTCCTTCGATACTCACAACCTCATCCACCTTCCTGAATCCTCTCATAACGCTGTATCTCACAGCACCATCAACGGGTTCAGGAAGTGGGACGAAGTGTGTTGCGTTTGTAAGCATCTTGAAGACCTCAGGTTTGGCTATGAGACGGTTTGTCTTGTTGTTGCTGGACAGAGACACATTCTCTCTGCAGAACTCCTTGGACACCAAGTAGAACCCAGCCTTGACGACTTTATTTTCACGCTTCCACCATGTCCCACCTTTCGTGATCAGAATTAAGATGTCGCAGTCAAATGATTCCCTTTGGGCGTCGGTCTCATTCTTGGACCAGTCCAGAGCAAATTTAGACCCGTCATCCTTCATGGAAGACTTGAGGGACAGGGGGACATCACACAATTTGAGGTCAGCCTCACCCACGTGATACTCCTGATACTCTTTCGCACCCTCGAAGTATTCCCCAAGGAAGTCGTCACGGATAGCACCACCGCGCATCCCACATCCATCTCCTGTCATGGACTTTTTAAGCGCATGAAAGCAGTTGGATAGGTACTGAAGGTCCTGACGCTCTAGAAAAGACTTGGCACTATCCATCTCTTTTATTAGTATAACCCTGAAACCTTAAGTGCCTACATACATTTATTTGTCAGTCTAATATATAGCAATGGGTCGCAAGAACACTTCCAAGGCAGCGACGCTTTCCACCAGTTTTAGGAAAGCGATGTACCGCTTCGGTTCATACGAGGAGAACTCACACTACTATTATGAACCTCCTGTTCGAGCAGGGTGTGAGCCGCCGCAACGTCTCCGCCTTCTTTAACATGCTCTCCGACACCTTCGGGGTGGAGGTGGCGGACTTTACGGTCACCCAGGACCTCACAAGCACCGAGAGCTTCGAGGTGGCATTCCACTCCTTTGCGGACGCCGCCACCTTCAACGCCTCCCCCAACTCTGCGGAGATCCTAGCAGCTTTCAAGCAGATGCTGGCAACCCGCTTCGGGGTTCAGGTGAGCGACATCACCCTGACGGTCGTGGATGGGTCCGCAAAGTTCAGACTGCCGTGGAGACCGAGACATCCGATGTTGCCACCGCCATCCAGAGTGACTTTGGGAACCCCGTGGAGCTTGAGAAGATGTTCACCACCGAGATGGCAACAGCCATCGATGCACAGGGGGTATCCGGTGCAGCGCTGACGAACCTCAACACATTCTTCTTCCGTGGTGGCGACCGCAGCTCCCCACCCGAGCTGCTCACCCCGGACCTCGGACTTCGTGGCAATCCCCACCACTCGAACGGCTTCGGCGGTTCCCGAGTCCACCACCACCTTCTACAAGTACCAGGCAGTCCCCGCAGAGGGCATCACCACCTCAGCCTTCAGTGTGATATTCCCCGTGAATGGTAATCAGGTGGTTCATTTCAATTCTGTATCAACTCCGCAACTCGTATCCACCCCTCGTGCCTTCTTAGCGACAAGTGGTAATCCTTCTTTCCCTGTCTGGTATGGGATATCCGCATACACCCAAGACGCAGGGGCAACGCTCTCATACAAATACATCCACAACGACTTATCACAGGAGACGGAGTGGATTGCTTTGATTGTTGGTAATGAATATGTGAATTATACCGATGTGGTTGCGAGGGACAACAGCCTTGGAGTCTTTGACCCATCCACCCAGCACCTCCTCGTGAGGCACGACCAGACCGACCGGCAAATCGCATACTTCTACGGCAGTATCCCCGACCCACTCCCAGCGCCCTAATTTACTCTATAGGCACAGCTTTCATGACCAGCCCCTCAACCGCATCACCCCTTATAGTCCCATAGGACACCAGCATTTCCTTCACCTCCTCCAACTGGCCGCGGAAGCACCACAAGTCCTGCACCACCTCCTGGTAGATACCACTCAGAATGCTCTGGACCTCCTCGTCCACCAGAGCCTTCTGAGCCTGCGAGCAGTCATCCACAACCGCCATGGGACCCACGGAAGCCCCGAACCCAAACTGTTCCACCATCTGGTACGCCAACTGGGTCGCCTGCTGTAGGTCTCCCTGGGCTCCCGAGGTTATCATGGACTTGCCGTAGACAATCTCCTCCGCAGCCCTGCCACCCATGGCAACCTTCAGCCGCCCCAGCATCGCCTCGCGGGTCGGGAGGTCGTTGTCCTCGTCAGGGATGAACTGGGTGAAGCCCCCCGCGTTCCCACGGGGGATGATGGTCACCTTGCCCACCCGTTGCTGGCACAGGACACCCATGATGGCATGCCCCGCCTCGTGGTATGCCACCAGCTCGTTGCGGTCCTCGGAGATCTCGCCAGTCTTGGGAAGCCCCAGGGTCACCTTCTCGTAGGCGTTGTCCACATCCTCCTGGGAGATGATGGTCCGCTTGTCCCTGGCAGCGTAGATTGCCGACTCGTTCATGAGGGACTGCAACTCTGCGCCGTTGAACCCTGGGGTGAGCTGAGCCAGGTCTTGGAGGCTGATACCCTCCTCCAACTTCTTGCCCGTGCTGTGAACCCCCAGGATCTTCTCCCTGCTCTCAAGCCCTGGGAGACCCACCTCCACCCGGCGGTCGAAGCGCCCCGGGCGGAGCACCGCTGGATCGATGGTATCGGGGCGGTTGGTTGCCCCCAGCATGATGATGCCCCCGTCGTCCTGATTGAACCCGTCCAGTTCAGTCAGCAACTGGTTGAGGGTCTGCTCCCGCTCGTCGTTGTTGTTGCCCACTGGGTCGGCGGAACGCACCTTTGCCAGTGCGTCCAACTCATCCACGAAGATGATGCAGGGGGCATTCTTGCGGGCGAGGTCGAACAGCTGGCGCACCCTGGATGCTCCCAGCCCCACGAACAGCTCCACGAACTCCGAGGCGGATGTGGCGATGAAGGGGACCCCCGCCTCACCAGCGATTGCTCGAGCCAGGAGGGTCTTGCCCGTCCCAGGTGGTCCGCAGAGGAGGCAGCCGGTGGGGATGCGAGCCCCAGCCTCCACGAACACCTCAGGGGTCTTGAGGAAGTCTACAATCTCCTTGACCTCCTGCAACTCCTGATCGATACCGGCAACATCCGAAAATCGGGTTTCAACCTCGCCGATGACCTCAAATTTATTGCCAAGTCCAGGAGGCGTCAGCGAGCGACCACCACCACCTTGGCGCATCATCTGGATCACAAAGCTCACGGCTGTAAAGACGAGGAGGACCATGAATCCGTTGGACACCATCTCCCCCACGGTGGTAGGGGGGTTGGTGAGCAGGATATTGACGTTGTGATCCCGCATGGTCTGCAGGAGCGTGTCGTTTATGAAAACCTTTGCGGTGTCGGAGACACCATCCTCTCTGAGAAATTGGATGTCAGATTTCCCTGGGAAGATTGCGACGTTGGTGATGCTATCTGACTCGACCAGTGACATGAAGTCAGAATAAGTAGACACCCGAGGCACCGTGGAAGTTCTACGAGGCTTGACATGGCGGCGATTGAAAGTGATGTATGGACGTATAGACAATGCCTTCATTGGTTTTGTACATATAGTGGTGAACCTTTAAGTAGTACTGTGAAAATCTCTATAGAATTTTTTCGCATTATATGATATACACCAATGGGAGGAGGCAGTAGCACCTTGAAAGTCAGGGACGAGTTTGACCTGAAATCTCTCAACAAAAATGTAACAAATGCCGTATCAAAGACGAGAAATGAGACTAACGTCATCGTGGAGAACAAGAATAACATGAAATTTAAAGGTATTTCTTGCAGGGGAGGGACAATTCAAGCAAACCAAACTATATCTGGAGACGTCGCAGTCAGCGTAAATTTCCAAAAGAGCGACATAAAAAACCTTGCGTCTGCGATACATGAAAGTGTAGACGCGGATATAGATCAGAAAGTGAAAGAAACTTCTGAGATGGGCGCGGGGTGGGGAGATTTTAGTGACAAGAATACCGAAGTCAGTACACTGATCAAGCAAGAATACAAAAAAATTGTCACAACTGATTTTTTAGAAGAAACTGTAAATGAAGCGCAAGCTTTTGTGAAAAGCGCAAATAGTCAAAACTGGGAAGATATCAGTGTCGACCCGTGTGGCATCGAGGGTGTGGAAAATCCTGCAAATGTAGCATTGTTATTGAATGCGTGTAAGGTCGATGGAAAAGCACCACCGTGCCTAGTTGCCACGCAGGATATCGCAGTTGACGTACTGGTTGAGAATATCACAAATATGATTTCGGAACAGGTTAGCGATTTAACGATCGACATGTCAACTGTGTTAAAAGCCACGACAGACGTCGAAAAGGAAAGCAAGGGAGTTGCAGATGTGGTGGGCACGTTTTTTGACGGTATAACAGGGATTCTTAATAGTCCGGGTTTTATAATAGGGTTGGTTATAGTGATTTTATTGATAGGATTGTATATAAATTTTAGGAGTGGAGGTGGTAAAAATGCGGGAATGGCGATGATGATGTCTCAAGGGAGGCGCGGGCGGGGGATGAATTACGCCCAATTCTGAAATCACACAGTGGGGATAAATTCCCACATCAGTTCCTTGCAAATGTTCCTCCATATGGAGTCTTGAGACGCTAACTTGTCCCTAGACTTGAGTAGGGGAAAGTAAATCAGATACTGATCCTCTGACAATAACTCACAGAACTTGTAAAGCACGTAGGAGTATGACAGGAAATTCTTGCGGTCTGGAGGGCAATGCTTGTCAAAGGGTGATTGTATTTCGTTGAACATATTCTTCAGCCTCTCCTGCAGAGTGCCTGGCATTTTCATGGGTGGTATGCCACTGAGGATGTTTGTGATGTATGGAACGTGTTCGTAATACTTGTTGAGTCTCAACTTTTTCAGGAATGAGCGAACCTTGGCGTGTGTGATGGAGTCCACCGCCTTGGTTCTCTCCTTGCGGAACTCGATCCTCAACACGTCAACGACTTCGGGTGGAATGGTGGTGGTCTCCTCAGCCTGGAGTTGGTTGAGCCATTCCTGGAAGTGGTTGGACCGCTTGTAAGAATAGTTAACGTTACGATCCGGGTGTTCCTGTTCGTCCTTGTATGACATTTCATACCCTTGGTGCTGTCTGCACACACCACAACTTTGACAAATCTCCACCCACCCCACGTGATCCAAAAACACGTTAGAACTGTTGCAGGCGTCGCACGGTTGGAGGATGGTGTTGTGTGTGTATTTGCTCACAGGTTGTTGTGATGCACTACCCCGAACATTCTCGACTTGTTCCAGATATTCATTAAAGATGTCGCTCTTCTTGATACCACCCTTACGTGTAGCACCGAACAAGGACTTCTCCTTCTCCGTCGGATCCAGCCCGCTATACTTATTGATAAACGGAAGGCACTTGATCATATACTCGACGAGCTCATCCCCTTCTAATTCGTTCAACTTAGATTCATACCGTGCGTGGAAATTGGTATCCATTACGCATATAAAGACTGACACCTTTATTTGAGTAGTGATGATGAATATGAAAGAGTTTATGCTAACTATCATCAACTTCTTCCAGACTATGATGAACTTTATGATCATATCCCGCAAGGTGACTATAGAGGGACCAGTGAGACTGTATGCAGGTCCGTTTGGGCTCGTGTGGGGTACTACCCGTAACCGAATCGATGCGACCAATGCGATTCACAGTGTCAACTACTTGTATAACAACAAGGTGTATACATACGTCTCACGGTCTCTGAAGCCCATGTGGCCACCGGTGTCTCCTCCGAGAGAGATGGGCTTCCGTCCTGCCATCAAGTCAGCGGACGTGGTCATCAAGGGGAATCTAGACCGAAAGTGTGACGTGACCCGAGATATCAAGCGAATGGCTGGACCTCGGGGAGACTGGCATCAGCGCCGCTTCTCACCGAGGGATGTGTTTGGTAGTAGTTGTTCTAACGTCATTATGACCGATGTCCTGGGTGGAGTCAGGACGGTGGATGCGGATGAGACCTTTTACATATCTTCCAATTCCACATCAGAAGCCAAGTAGAAGTCCAGATATCCCAGATTAGCGACTGAGTAGTTCAGGACGAGGAAATTCACCGACGCCGTCTGTCGGAGGACCACGTTGCTTGATAACCCCGTCGCCTTCGTGAACAGATTGAGATACTTCAGGCTGTATGTTCCATCCATGGATTGTTCCACATTATCTGGGAATTGGATCTCCGTGCTTTGGCTGGCAAAGTCCCCCTGACAGGCGATGGTTAATTTATCCGTGTGTCGAGATATGGAAACCTTCTTTGCGATGTTCCCCATATCCCTACATATGCGCTGAAAGTCCCCTGATGGCATGACGGTTTCCACCAGATCAGGTGGGGTCTCTGGGCTTTCGAAGAAGTCCTCGTTTATATCCAGGAGGTTCAGGGTGAATTGGGTCTTCGACCTCTTCTCGGCGTTCTCCACTGTTATGTCTATCTTGTCGGTGGTGGTGATGGACATTGTGAGGATGTCGTTGTTCCCGATGATCTTGAGGAGCTTGAACATGTTCGTCATGTTGATTCCCGCCACCTCCTTGGATCCAGATGCCGGAGGGGTATACTCCTCGAAATTCTCAGCAGGCAAGTGAAGATCGATGAGCGTCACCTTTGACGTATCCAAGGTGAGGATCTTGACGCCCGTGTCATCAAATACAATGTTTACGTCGTGGAGTACATCCTTGAGCACTTCGAAAATCGATCGGAATGCGGTTGCTTGTACGGTTCGCAGGAACATCGTTCTACTGACTTCTAATCAGTATTCTTTAATGAACTTTGCATAGCCTGATATGCATCGGTGACTGTGGAGTTGATTCTAGCCTCCAACTCTGCAGTTATCTGGGGCTGGATGGACTGTCCGTAGTTGTCGAGGGTAAACATCCCAACACCACCCGAATCGTCCTCGAGGTTCGTCAGCCCAGCATACCCACCCATACCTCCAACCTCTTGTGGAGGGATGAGACTGTTCACCCAGGCGATACACTGCTTACCCACCATCACCTGCCCCTGCTGGGTCATTATGGTGGGAACGCTCTTCACCGTGTTTCTGAATTTCTGGGGAACCCCGTGCACAGTCACGTTGTGACGGCGGATCATCTTGCTGATCTGTGGGTGTTTGTCAAGCCACTTGGACAAGTCGGAGCTGTGAGAGCAACGGTCACTGTAGAATAACAGAGCCATATATTATTCTCTGTCTAAATAATAATGATGTACATTGTCGCACTTATCTTAGTCATATTATTCTTGTGCAATAACCCGAAGGCGAAGAAGGAGGCTTACGAACTGTTCGGAGGATCTGGGTTCAAGCGGAGCAAGGCTCTCCCATCTAGTGTGGGAACCATGAGCGCCCCAGCTGGGGTGGTGGAGGAAAAGGTGACGAACGCCACACCTGACCTTATCCAGACCCTGGTCAGGGCCACGGCATCCGCCTTTCCCAACGAATGTCTGTTTCCCATCGAGACCAACTCCATCAACAAGGTGGGTGACAACTACAAGTGTTCATTCACGTTCGTCAGGTATGACACCGGCTTCCCGACCGGTGTGGTCGTCCAGTCCATGGTGGACTCCCGGACTGGCAAGTTGCTGGGTGCAGCCACCCAGAGCACCAAGACCGATGAAACCACCTCGTTCACCAAGCCCATGTTCCAGTACGGCGAGGTGGTGGAGACCCTTCCGACTGCGGATGCGCTTAGGGACGTAAAGATTTAAATATGATTATTATAGGATGAACGTGAATGATATCCACGCCAGGGAGGACAAACGCCTCGAGGTTAGAAAGGTCATATACAAGGAGATCTACGAACAGGCTACGAGGAAGGTTAGTAGAGCTGTTGACGTGGGCATCCATTACGCAACATTTGAGATACCTTCATTCGTACTGGGTATGCCATCTTTTGATAGGGGGAAAGCGTTGACTTATATCACGCGTCAGTTTCAGAATGGCGGGTTTAGTGCTCGCCACATACAGGGGTGGGAGATCGTCATTTCATGGGAGAGAGAACGCGGAACAACTCAGAAGACGGTGGAACCACCGACGCCGCAAGCTGACACCCCCGTTGCAGACGATTCCGATTTCAGTAGTTTCATAAACCTGCGCAAGACTGCGGAGAGATTGAAGCAGAGAAAATAGTTGCAAAGTTTAATGGATATCCTAACAGTTGCCCGTGACGAGTATCGCCAGCAACTGGCAGAAATCATGGCTCCCCATATGGTCGTTGTGTTCCAAGAGATGTATGACAAGGCGGTTCAGCTTTCAAAAGGCAAGCAGGTGCTCAAGAAGTTCCAGGAGTTGCTGAGGGACGTGAAGGAGTGGAACAGCAACATCGTCAAGGGACACTCTGACACCATCAACAACGCGTGTTCGTGGTATAGCGATCTACTGGCGGCGGTGTTCGTGAGTAGTGTCAAGATCCTGGCATCTGTTCGCCTTTCTGCAGAGAAGAAGAAGATCAATGTCAAGATTCCCCCCAACGAGACGTTCATTCAGGGATGTTATGAGAATGCAGCCCGTGACTTGTTCAAGGATCCGTATATATTCCAGGAGGAGGGGAACGAATACGACAGGGACATCAAGCTGATGGCTCGATTCAACGATGCGATCCACCTGACCGTCAAGAATATGGTTCCGATTCAGGAAATTCTCAAGACGAACATCGGCACCCGTGAGGACTCAGAGTATGTCGGTTTCGAAGCGGGTGGCGCACTTTCGGACGAAGAGGAGGAGCCGGAGGAACCGGAGGAACCGGAGGAACCCGTGGAGGAGCCGGAACCCTCAGGGGAGATGGAGGGTCCCACTCCAGCCCCAGCGGTTGGTGGAGCCCCCGAGGTTCGCGACATCCCTCTCGAAGGTCAAAGGGGTGTGGACGAGGAGGGTTTCGATGACGAAGATGAGGAAGACGATGGAGACTTAGCACCAGGTGCTCCTCCAAAATAATCTGAGTAAACTGTAATTATGGACATCTCTGAACAGCTTAGGGACCCCTTTGGAGCGGCGATGGCGGCAGGGCTCATCACCGCTGGCTACATCCACATGCGAGCTAAGATGAACAACGAGGGAAAGCTTCAACCGTCGCAGTACACCAAGCCTGCCATGCTCAACGCCTTGATGGTGTACTTCATCATGGCTAATGGAGTTGGTAGCAAAGAAAAAATCTCGTCAGATCCTTATTAAAGTTTTCATACTATAGATTACAAATCATACGATGGCATCTGTCGGTGCATTCAATGACATGCTCTCTCAGTTTCTCTCAGAACTTACACAGACGTTCCCGGAGGAAAAGGGTATCAGGAAATACGAGTCGGCATTCGACCTCCTTCGCAAATCCAACCCCCGCAAGGTGGTTGAGAACTTCATGATGATCGCAACTCCTCTTCAGGAGCGGATCATGGCAAAGGATGAGAGTGTTCTGCTGGGTGATGATCTTCGATCTTTGGGTGAACTGAACATTGGCAAGAATTGGGCGGATTGTTCCGACAACACTCGTGCTTGTATCTGGCAGTATCTGCAGACGTTGACTATGCTGGGTATGACCATCACCGCACTCCCAGCCGATACCCTGGCTGCTATCGAGGGTGTGGCGGAGAAGACGGCGGGGCAGATTGCATCTGGTGAGCAATCGGAGGGTGATCTGATGAAGATGTTGGGTGGTCTTCTCGGAAACCTTCAGAAGTAAAATCTTCGTATATCACAATATAGACAATGGACGGTGAAACACCAGTTTGGTTTGATAATCCTCATGAGTTGATGGAAAACGATCAACTCTTGAATTTCTGGCCCACCAAGGAGCAGGATCCAGCAGAGCGAGTGAACGCAGCGACTCGCTTCATCCTCTATAGCACCTTGATTACATACGCATTCCGCCGTGATGAGCGGGTCTTTATCCTGACGTCGATGGTTATTATTGGGTTGTGGGTGCTTTACAGCAACGGTGCCATTAAGGGGAGTTCGTCGATTCAGGCGGCTCCAGGTGAGGAGGCGGCCCAGAGTTGCCGCCGCCCCACATCTGATAACCCCATGGCAAACATCACTGTTGCGGAGTTTGGCAAGCCATCCCCTCCTCCGGCGTGTTTCTACCCCACGGTGCGCAAGGAGGTTATTGACAACCTGGATAACCTGATCCCCTTTGACGCTGGGCGCAGTAGGTCGTCCCTTCCTGAGCACCAGAGGAACGCCGCCTCCCGCCAGTTCGTGACCATGCCCGTCAGCACCGTCCCAGGTGCCCAGACGGACTTTGCGGAGTGGTGCTACGGTAAGAAGTTTTCGCCCCTTTGCAGGAACGATCAGAGTGTGTGTAGCCCCGACGTTCGTGGTGTGCAGCTCGACAACTTCCGAGGTCTCGCTGAGACTGGAGACCGTCGCTGATTTAATTCTCAAGATATAACAGAACCATACATGGCATATCAATTGAGCACTTCGCCTGTTCAAGTTGACGCTGGGAGCGCCCCCGTGCAGTGCGCCACCGACAACTTCTTCATGTACCCACAGCCTGTAAACACCCCGCAGAACTGCGGTCCGTGCCGCCCCAACACGGAGCTCCACGGCACTGCCCCTTATTACGCGGGAAAAGGCGCCCCTTCGGAACTCGTGGACGTCCAGGATCGCCTGCGACCTCAGAGCACCACTCGTTTCGGCAGGGTGCTGGTTCAGAGCGATCGCCAGTTCCACCCGCATCAGGACATGTCCTGCGCCGCCCCCGTCAAGGTGCGAACTTCCTACCCCAGTTCAACCCGCTCGGACATTCAGAACGCATCCTTCAGCCAGAGGTATTGTCCTCGTCAGTAAATAATAATCTATATGAATTGTAATAATGGCTGATCCGTTGTCCATAGCCGCAATTTTCGCTCTGGCTTTTGCCGGGAAGCAGTTGAGTGATAGGAAGCCCGTTCCACAAGAGCCTCCTCCCGCTCCTCACGCTAACCGCCAGAATGTCACAGAATTGCTCAACGCAAGATACGAAATGGGAGAGACTGCAGCTGCTCCCCCTTTGAACAAGTTTGATCAGATGAAGATGGAACATCCATCATTTTCAGTTATAGCGCCGATGACCAACGTGAATGGTGAACCCGTCAAGGATTTCCGAGATCGTCAATACATCAGCGGGAAGATGAACAACCTGTCGCCCAGCACGAAGGAGTTGGTGGGTCCAGGTCTGGGTGTCGACCCGAATGTCCCAGCCTACGGTGGATACCAGCAGATGTACCGTGTCAATCCCATCAATGTGGGTGAGTACAAGTTGACCCATCTCCCAGGTAGGATCAATCACGGACACGCCCTCAACAAGCAGACGGGGACCGTGGGGGACCTGACCCACCACAAGCCCGAGACTACCGCCTACCTCCCCGAGCGCCGCCCACCCCAGCCGGGGCGGGCGTCGGGGCAGGGCGGAAACCTCAGCGGCGTCCGGGTGCGCGAGGAGTATGAGAGGACCAAGAGGGTCACGGCGCGTAGCACCACAGGGTACCGCGGGGACGGTCTGGGTTTTGCACCCGCCAGGAGCACCGTCTCTGCCTCCCAGTCGTCCCAGGATCCCACCCGAAACAAGTCGGACCTCAACTCCCACACGTTCGTGCACGTGGACAACGCCGCCCCAGGGATCTCCTCGTGGACGCACGGGTATCAGAACACCCCCAATGACATCAGGGCGGCGGATCGCCGTGGGCAGGGGCATCGCCAGGGGAACGGCGGTAGGATGAACGTCCGAGAGAGCGCCCAGAAGACGGCGGGTCTCATCACGGCAAACCGCTTCGACCAGTCTCGCACTGACGGTCGCCTCGGGGTTGCCGACCCGGGTCGTCGCTTCCAGCAGTACGCTCCCCTGGGTAAGCAGAATAACAACGCGTTCAAGGGCATCATGGACGAGCGTGTCATGGGTGCGGGCAGCCTGGATATTGCACACAATGTGCTCCAGAACAACCCACTCGCTCACCACGTTGGCGGGGGTCCATAAAATTTACTCACTTATTGTAGACGATGCGACATATTGTCACATTCGATAGTTCAGAAAGGGATCTTAGTGTCTGGCCGAATCCTCAGGATTTTGAAAGGGCATTCAACACACCCGTGTACAACGTCAGCGAAATTGCCGTTGTAGCCGCGCAAATCCCTCTTAGTCAACCCACACTGGTTAACGGTAATCGGGCAATACCACTCGGTGCAGGGAACCCGTCTGTGTTCCTGGAAAATGATAGGTTCATATCGAACCCCGTGGATCTTGCGGCGCATGTGCAGACAGTCACCGGGCTCACCGTGACCTATGACACCGATCATAGGAACCTGGTGTTTACAGGAGTGACCGCCTTCGAGTTCAACTGGGAGACTGCGGAGTATCTGGATGGGTATGGACCAGCTGCCAACCTTCTGGGGTTTACGGGTGCGGACGTTCAGGCGACCGAAACCTCTCCTGGAACGTGGGAACTCCGGTCTGGTGTGGTGAACCTAACCACAACTGTTCGCAGCCTCTTTCTCCGCCTGACACACGGTGAGGACGACCTGACGGAGCCGGTCTTCCTGAACTCCGATCACGCCATGTTTTTCGGCAGGATACTGGTGGATCCCAGTCAGAACACACTAGCAATGAAAAATGGTGAAGTGCTGGTCAGGAAGTTGGAGGTCAACATACCCACCATGACATCGGGTCGCCTGAGGCTTTATTGGAACAACGGAAATAGATTGTTTCAATACGACCTGAGAAACTCGAACATACTGATCAAGTTTGCAATTGAATGTGACCATACAAAAAAGAATACTGTATATGAAGATATACTAGACCCTGGTAAACTCCCCCCGCCTGTTGATCCTCCCCTATTGGATTTTCCAGAGCGAGTTTACATTCGAAGGGAGTATAAGATTGCTGCGGTGTTTGCTATTCTTATAATGGGGTTGGGTGCTCTGCTGATGTTTAACGGGCAACAGCGTACACCGGGGAGCGCGGCTTCTTCACACCCGGCGACAGGCGGGACACAAGCATGAACACCAGGATGGACAGGACCGTCGTGAGGGTCGCCGTGATGGCGAGGGCACCCGGGGTCTGACGGTTGCTGGAGATCAGCACGGACACCAGCGCGCGGACGACGTCCATCCACGCGATGGCAGAGGCAAAGCTGAAGCCCGCCACGATGGAGTTAAGGGACTGAGACTCGAGCTGGTTAACGACAGCCTTAATCATTTTCAATATATACTTTCAGCTGAGAAATTTATTCGTCGAGAAAATCAAGTTCCTCTTTAACAACAGTCTTGTATGATGTCAATGGTGGCTTTACATAAACCTTATGCTTCTGGCGTGATATGCTGCTGGTGTCAGATGCGTAATCTGTGTCTGTGTCGCCATAACTTTCATCGTGAGTAATCTCTGAATCGTCATCGTCGTAGTCGTCAGAGTCATAGTATGGTACAGGCAATTCATTGTTATCGTCTGGTTCTGGTATGATGGGAAATGAACCGTCCTGTGGATTTTGCCACCCCTTGGGGTCAGTCTTGCCGACCTTCTTCAGGGGTTTCATTCGCCCCCTATCTTGTCTATAGACGATTTTATCATTTGCTCCATAAGAGACGCAGGCTCCCAAGTGTGCCACGTGTCATAACACTCGTTGAGTGCCACCATCTGAGGATCGGTTCCCTGATAACGCGTGAATGGTTCATCATCTTCATCGACCTCCTCGATGTCAGATCCACTATCCTCATCCTCATCCTCATCTTGGAGTTCAGGGAACAGAGTGCCCTGGGTCCGTCCTGTAACATTGCGAGCCGAGTATCGCAAGGCGTATTGCATGTCCACTGAAGTCATGGTGGATCTACCACACGCCTTGCAATATTCCCCCGCCAGTATGACTGCCGCCTCCATGACCGGGGTAAAGCCTTCAATTGCTGTCTCGATGATTTGTTCCTCCATCTCCTTTTGATATATGTAGCCTCGTACCCTTAATTAGGTGAAACGTCGTTGAATATGACACCACCCAGTCCGTGCTGTATCCTGAGGATGTTGTACACCCTGGCGTATATCCTGACCGTCCTCGCCTTGTCGGTGGGTGTCAGGTTGAGGGTCATGTCCTTGTTGAGCACCCTGCTCATGTTAATCTGACCGCTCGGGGTATCACTCTCTGGGTTGAGGGCAAAGCTGTAGCAGTAGATGTCACGGGTGGGGACTCTGGTGTGATGCCTCATGGGCTGCATATACCTCAAGAGGTTCGTGTCAGCCACCTCACTCGAGATCCGAGTCTCGTGGTTGAAATCCAAGTTCATGCTCAGCAGTTGTTGATACTTGGGGTTGTAGAGGTATCGGTGGTTTGTGTAGTTGAATAAGTCGTTCTGCTCTGTGACGTTCGAGTTGGTCTGGACGGTCATCCACAACTCCTTGCAGGGATTGGTAAACCCGAGGCGAGCGCGCGCCAACACTTCGTTCGCCGAGACCTTGATGGCACTCATTTGGGTCTGAGTAATCAGATAGTCGATACCACGAGACTTGAAAAATTCAATCTCTGACTGGGTCACATAGACGTACTCCACAGGCATCTCGCACCTGAAACGCCCATCGGCGCTCAGATCAGACGCTGGATCCACCACGATACTCCCAAGATCGATGACGGTGCTGTAGAAGGTGGACGAGGACGCCGCTGTGATACGCGTGGCAATCTCCGCTGGCGACAGGGTATTGAAGTATCCTCGAGTTTCGAAGTACTGAAAGGATGCGGACGCCGCACTAGAGGACAGCGCCGTTGATATGAACCGCGAGCCGGAGTCCGACTCGACGGGCTGCACCACCGCATTCTGCCCCGCATTGGGTGTGCTCAGGGTTACGGTCGATGAGGAACCGGTGATGACACCCCCACTGAGATCGGAAACCGGGAATGTTTCACCGTTCACCACAAACTCCGAGGACTGTTGGTATCCCGCATCTTTGAAGATTACCTCCACCTGTGCGGGGGTCCCGTAGAACCTGATGGTTGCCAGGTCGGAATCAGGGGCGCTCTGAGAC